ACAAGCCGGGGCTTAAGGCTCCGCAGCCCGAAGGCGGGCCACGCCGTGACAGCTTCTGTGCCCGGATGAAAGGCATGAAGAAGAAGCTCACCTCGGCCAAGACGGCCAACGATCCGAACTCTCGTATTAACAAATCCCTGAGAGCATGGAACTGCTGATGAAAACCAAGGCTCAGAAGAAAATCTCCAAGGTGATGCGCGAGTTCAAGGCGGGCACACTCCACAGCGGCGTTGATCCGAAGGGGCCGAAGAAGGCACCCGTGGTTAAGAACCGCAAGCAGGCCATTGTCATCGCGCTGAGCGAGGCCGGTAGGAGCAAGAAGCGGTGAAGAAGTCCAAGGTCAACGAGGCCGGGAACTACACCAAGCCAAGCCTCCGCAAGCGCCTGTTCAACGAGATCAAGGGCGCAGCGGTGCAGGGCACAGCAGCAGGCCAGTGGTCGGCCCGCAAGGCCCAGCTTCTGGCAAAGAAGTACAAGGCAGCAGGCGGGGGCTACACGTCGTGAAGGCCCCCCAGAAGTCCCTCAAGGACTGGACCGCCCAGAAGTGGCGTACCAAGTCCGGTAAGCCGTCCTCCAAGACCGGAGAAAGATATTTACCGGAAGCGGCGATTAAGGCATTATCCTCCGCAGAATACGCGGCGACAACCGCAGCGAAGCGTAAGGGTATGAAGAGCGGCAAGCAGTTTGTGCAGCAGCCAGACAAGATTGCCAAGAAAACAGCGAAGTACAGATAGGAGCCTACCATGGCGAAGAAGCCGATGATGAAGTTCACCCCCTGCTCCAAGTGCCCATCGCCCGCCAAGTGCAAGGCCGCTGGCAAGTGCATGATGAAGGGCAAGAAGTGATATGAGTAAGTTTCTCCGCAACAAGAACGACGGTTTTATCTACCCGTGGAACGAAATCCTCGCGGCAAATCCTCTCTGCGAGGAAGTCACCGAAGAGCAGGCGTTCCCTGAGAGGTTCGAGCCGAAGGCGGCGAAGGGTCGTAAGCCCAAGGTCAGCCTGACTACGGACGACATTCCCGAGCCGCCGCAGGATGACCTGCTGGCAGACCTCAACGACGAACTGACGCGGAAGACGAAGGTATGATCCTTTCCGACGTAATTACAGAGGCCCGGAAGTTGCTTCAGGATACGAGTTCTGAGGCAAGCCTTCGGCGTTTCACGGATGAGGTACTCTTGGGGTTTGCCAACCAGACCTTGAAGCGCATTGCCCTGATCCGCCCGGACCTCTTTTCTTACGTCGGAACCATTACCTGCACGGCTGGCGAGGTTCTCCAGTCCGCACCTTCCGACTCCATCCGCCTCATGGAAGTCTTCCGTGTGCAGGGCGGCAGCGCCGTGCGCGAAACCAACCGGCAGACCATCGATCAGACTTACCCCGGCTGGGTGGATGCCACCGCTGGCGCTACGGTCAACTGGATGCGGCACCCCCGCAACCCGAACAAGTTCTTCATTTACCCGAAGGCTCCTGCTGCGCAGGTCCTGATTGGTGAGTATGCCAAGGCCCCGCCTGACTATGCCAGCGGAGCGACGGTAGAGTTGCTTGCCGACGCCTACTTCACCACGGTGGTGGACGGCACTGTGTTCTTGGCCGAGAGCATTGACAACGAGCATGTGACCAACGGTCGCGCCAAGATGTTCTTCGACAGCTTCACCGCCAGCCTCGATACCAACTACAAGACGCGACTCTTCACCGATCTTGATAGCGGTGGTCTGGATAAGAGGGACCTGCCCTGATGGCTACGCGCACGTTTATTTCGCTGGAAAACAAGCTGGCCGCGAATGTGCCGGGATGCCCGCGTCCGACGATTGAGCAGTTTGTGCGCGATATCGCTATTGAAGTCTGCGAGAAGACGCTCGTCTGGCGCTACGAACAGGACATCATCCCTCTGACTGCCGGGGTCTATGAGTACGACTACGAGGTTCCGACTGACAGCGAAGTCGTTGCGGTGATCCACGCTGCACTGCTTGGGGATAATATCTTTAAGGAAACGCTTAGGCCGGTATCGCAGGATGATCTGCATAGGTTATACCCCGACTGGCCTTCGACCGATGTCGGTCGGCGCAGTTCACCGCGTGTTCTCAGCCAGTTCGATCCCGATCACTTCGTGGTTGCGCCAGTCCCAGACACCGCACAGGTGTATTCGATCAAGATGTTCTTGGCTCTGCGTCCTACGCCGTCAGCTACGACGATGGATAAGACTGCCATGGACGAGGTTGAGCAGTTGATCACCCACGGTGTGCTACAACACCTGCACACTATACCTGATAAGTCATGGACAGATTACGGTGTTGCGTCCTACCACGCAAAGCAGTACACGTACAAGACAGCGGCCCGCCGCGCGAAGGCCAATCTGGGTGTTGCGCGGGCCTCCCTTACGGCGCAGATGCGCCCGCTTGAATAGGTGGCACGATGGCTGACGTTATCAAGGTTGTTCAGGGTGATACGAAGCCGCTGATCTCGCTGACGCTCACCGATGATGCGACCGGAGACCCATTCGATCTTTCTGCTGCCACAACGACTGTTAGTATTAACTTTCGTGCAGCCTGTTCGACAGCTACGCCGCAGGTCATTTCTTGCGCCAAGACGGACGCTGTGAACGGAAAGGTGCAGTTCGACTTTTCTGGCGACATCCTCAACGTAGACCCCGGACTGTACGAAGGCGAGATTGTCGTCAGCCTCGACGGTGCGACACACACTGTCTACGACGTTCTTAAATTCCGCGTTCGTGCGGATTTCTAAATAGGAGACGACTATGGCACTTCAGTATTCAGTTGCTGTCCGCAACGCTCAGCTTGATGCGTTCGAGTCTACGACAGGAGCTTCCGCTGTCCTTCGTATTCTTTCGGGTTCAGCGCCTGCCAACTGTGCTGCGGCACAGACCGGTACGGTTCTGGCATCACTATCCCTGCCGTCCGATTGGATGGCCGCTGCCGCGTCCGGTTCCAAGGCGCTCGCCGGAACGTGGCAGGACACCTCTGCTGATGCTACCGGCACCGCCGGTTATTTCCGTATCCTCGACTCGACCGGCACGACGTGCCACGCGCAGGGCACCATCACTGCAACAGGTGGCGGTGGCGACATGACCCTCGACAACACGTCAATCGCTTCGGGTCAGACGGTGGCGGTCACGACCTTCACGATCTCTGCCGGTAACGCTTAAGGGATTTTCCCATGCCTGAAGTGTTCAACCGCGCCAGAATGACGACGGCGACCACAGGAGCGGGCACAATCACGCTCGGCTCTGCGGTCGCCGGTTACCAGTCGTTCGCGGCTGCGGGTGTCACGAACGGCACGGTGGTTCACTACACCATCGAAGACGGTACGGCGTGGGAGATTGGCACCGGCACCTACACGGCGTCGGGAACGACGTTGTCCCGCACACTGGTCGAAAGCTCGACGGGATCGCTGCTTAATCTCAGCGGCTCTGCTTCAGTGTTCATCACCGCACCACGGACGGCGATCAGGAACCTCGACGCGGTGGACCCAGCTACGGCGCGAACCAATCTGGGCCTTGTGATCGGCACCGATGTTCAGGCGTATGATGGCGACCTCGCGGCCATCGCCGCCCTGACAGCAACTTCCGGCCTTCTCCGTAAAACAGGCGCGAATGCCTACGACCTCCGCTCCGTCAAGACCAAGATGCGCGTCTTCACCGCTGGCGGTCAGTATATTCCAACCGCAGGCACCAAGAGCATCCTCGTCTATCTGACGGGTTCTGGCGGGGCGGGTGGTAGTGCCTATATCGCAAGCGGCGGTACAGACCAGACATATTTCGGAATTGGCGGTTCCGCCGCTGGTACGCTCATCTTCTCGATGGACGCCACTGAAGCAGACACGTTCCAGATCGCCATCGGGCAGGCCCCACCGACAACATCCGCGAGTTCTACCGCTCTCGCCATCAGTGGTTCTCCTTCGACATTCTCGAAGATTGTCAGTGGCTCGGCGGTGAACATTGCGACCGCTCCCGGCGGTGTCCGTGGGCTGAGCAACCAGACTTCCAGCAACACGTACAGTCCGAATGCGTCCAACACCATCACGGCTCCAAATGCGTCCTACGTTGCTGCGGATGCGTATCTGGCTTTGCGCGGCGGTTTTGGTGAGGTCGGCGTGTCGGCTTACGTAGGCACTACACTCGGTCAAGGTGGTGTCGCCAACGGTGCCGGTGGTCATAGCTTCTGGGGTAAGGGTGGCGCATCTGGCATGGTCAAGGCTGGCGGTAACAATATCAATGGTGAGGCTGCGCTGTCTTATGGTGCGGGTGGGGCCAGCGGTGCGATCCTTAAGCGTAGCTCCACGACACTCAGTGCTACAGGCGGCGCTGGCGCTGCCGGTGTCTGCGTAATCATGGAGACACTAAACTAATGGCTATCGTTCGCTATTGCATCATTAGCAGTCCCGGTGGCCTGTGCAGCGAAGTCATCAGTTGGGATGACACAAATACTTACTACCCCGCCAGCGGATTCGTCGTCGCGGGTGACAACACGGGTGAAGTCGGCCAAACCTACAGCAGCGGCACTTCTCCCGGCGGCACATGGTTCCCTGCGACAGCGCCGTCTTATTCCGGTGGTGATCCGCTTGACCCTCTTCCCATCGCAGGAGGCGGCACCGGAGCCTCGGATGCAGCCACAGCCTTGTCCAACCTTGGCGCTGCTCCACTTGCGTCTCCTACGTTCACAGGTACGCCCGCCGCCCCAAGCGCCGCTGCCTACACCGACACCACCCAGATCGCCACGACGGCCCAAGTCTACGACACCGTCACAACCGTGCCTGAAAACACGCAGACAGGCACCAGCTACACGCTTGTACTCGCCGACGCCGGTAAGTTGGTAACTCTTAGCAACGCCGCCGCCATCACCCTCACCATTCCAACCAACGCCTCCGTTGCCTTCCCCGTCGATACCCGCATCGACCTTCTCCAGTACGGTGCCGGTCAAGTCACGGTCGGCGGCGCAGGTGTGACTATCCGCTCTTCCGGTTCTAAACTCAAACTTACGGGCCGGTATTCCGGCGCAACACTCTGGAAGAAAGACACCGACGAGTGGGTGCTCATCGGAGACATCGCCACATGATCCTGAAGCCAGCACTCGCTGCCATGATCGCTTCTGGCCTCATCGTGCCGGAAGCACCGAAGCTCGTCCTTCCGAAGCCTGCCATCGTCAAGCGTGAGAACCTTGAGTTCTGGGCACCTCTGCTGGGGATGCCACTCACGATGGGGATGCTGGCACCCAAGGCTGTCGCTCCATTTTTTATAGACGGAAACGCAGGAAGCAATTCGGCTAGTGCTACGTCAAGAACTTGGACCCATACTACTACCAGTGCTACCACTGCTCTTGTAGTCGGTGCGTATGCAAACGTAAACTCTGGTGTACCAGACATTACAAACGTAACTTTTAATGGAGTTGCTCTTACTGAAATCAGGCAGACCGCTTCTGGAAATTTATCTACGGCAATTTGGTGGATGCTTAATCCTCCTGTTGGTTCCTACTCAATTGTTGTTAGTTTTTCTGGAAGTGATCGCGGTGTTGCTGGGTCCAGTCTAAATCTTGGTGGCGTCAGTGCTGTTGATGTAGACGGCGGTGGCGGTAGTGGTTCAACAACAACTGATCCTTTTAGCACAACAGTTACTGCGGTGTCAGGTGGGATACCTATAGCCAATGTGGGTATTGAGGCTAACAGCAGCACTCTGAATACGGTTAGTGTTACGTCGCCAACAGGAATGACTTTGGCCCATACGGCAAATAGGTTTACATCAAACAGCTTCGCCAAGTATCAAGCCTTGTTCTATTCTAACACGCTTGTCGCTGCCGGAAGTCAAACACTGACTGCTGACGTTACTGCCGGAACCATCAACGGGCGGTCTCAACAGTTCGTCATTTTTAAGTAAGGAAAAACATGACCCTCAAACCCGAACTTCTCACCACTCTCACCAACCTCGGCATCACCGAAGCTGAACTCCCGGTCCTCTACGACCGTATGATGTCGCTCGTCACCAGCCTTCAGGCCAACATCAACGCGCTTTCCGCGCAGATCGACACGCTGTCTGCCCAAAAGGCCGAACTCGAAGCCCAGCTTACTGCTGGGCAGGCAATCGCTGTCAAGCTCCTCGATATGAGTTAAGTCTATGCTCGGTTTCGACGCACTTGCGAAATTACCACTCGCAGCAGTATCAGTATCAGATACAGTTACTGCAAGTGCGTCTATTACCCAAGCTTCCAACACCGTCAGCGCCGCCGGTAAGGTCGCCGTCAAGGGTAGTCTGTCGGTTACCCAAGCTTCCAATACCGTCAGCGCCGCAGGTACGGTCGCCGTCAAGGGTAGTCTGTCAGCTACTCAAGCTGGCAACACCGTTGCTGCCGCAGGTACGGTGCAGGTTAAGGGTGCCCTCGCAGTCACCCAAGCTTCCAATACCGTCAGTGCGGTTGCTGAGCAGACAACTGTTGCCAACCTATCAGTTACGCAGGCCAGCAACACTGTCAGTGCCGCAGGCACTGTGCAGGTCAAGGGTGCCCTCGCAGTCACCCAAGCTTCCAATACCGTCAGCGCCGCAGGTACGGTCGCCGTCAAGGGTAGTCTGTCAGCTACTCAAGCTAGCAACACCGTTGCTGCCGCAGGTACGGTGCAGGTTAAAGGTAGTCTGTCAGCTACCCAAGCTGGCAATACGGTCAGTGCGGTTGCTGAGCAGACAACTGTTGCCAACCTATCAGTTACGCAGGCCAGCAACACCGTAAGCGCGGTTGCTGAACAGACGGCTGTTGCCAGCCTGTCGGTTACTCAGGCTTCCAATACTGTCAGCACCGCAGGTAGGGTACAGGTCAAGGGGTCGCTCTCTCGGACCCAAGCCTCTAACACCGTCAGTGCCACAGGAACTGTACAGGTCAAGGGTAGTATTTCCCAGACCCAAGACAGTAATACTATAAATGCAACCGGTACGATTACACTTTCTGAAGCTCCTTGCGTAATCCGGGCTGCGGTGTCTGTCGGGTCAATTACTGCAAACATATCTATAGGAACTACGGTACGCCTGAGAGCGACGGCACAGGTGCAGAGTATTTCTGCAACGTACATTGTGCATTCTTCAGACGTAGCCGCTCAACCTTTGCGGTTATCTGCGTCTGTTTCGTACATCAGGCTTTCAGCGTCCGCATCCTATCCAAGGATTAAGTACAGGACCTGCTGGAACGTGGTTGCCGACAGGGAAGCGGCTTGATTTCCCTGACTATCTTGTGTACCAATAACGTATTAGTCGGAGCACGACATGGCCGTCCTCGTTAAAAACAACGCCTAT